CGTGAGGGTTTTAGCTGTTATTCCGGAGCCGGACCAATGGGGTACAGAGAACGTACACTAGATTCGAGGCAAGAGGTTATCGGTAGTGTTACCGATGCTTCTGGCAACGTTCTAGGGTACCAATCTGGAACCATTGGCGTACTGAGGAAATGCAATGATACGATTGGTAATCGCGATGGGTTTAATAACCTATTTGTTGACTACCAATCCACTCAAGGCGGATTACTCAGCGGCATCAGGAGATACTGGGCGACTGGGCAGCCGGATCGGTTCTATAATGAACTTCCGGTCGCAGCCCTGGCGCAAAGTATGTGTGATCCTTCGGACCATTTCACGTTGACGTCTTTGGATATCAACGCGTATGGACTCCGTGTGCTCGCAAAAACGAACCCGGCAAATTCAGAAGTGAATGTGCCACAGTTCCTTGCAGAGCTGAAGGACCTCCCCGGAATGATCAAAACGTGGGGAGACTATTTCAAGCCAAGAATGTCTCCAAGGCTAAAGCTTTAGCCTCGTTGCCTTACACTGGCGCAAAAGGGTTAGCTAACGCTACCCTTTCGTGGAAGTGGGGCCTCGCACCTTTGATCAGCGACCTCCGTAAGCTCTTGAGGTTTCAAGAGCTGGTCGAGGCCAGGTTTAAAACCCTGGATCGGCTAAGGAAGGGCGAAACGCTAAGAAAGCGTGTGAACTTAGATTCTGGAAGTAAGAAAGTCAAGTCTGGTCGATTCGTCGTCCAGTCCTGGCAAGTACTCTTCGACGGCTACTGGGACGACCACTACACCCATGAGGTGTGGGGTACGGTCCAGTGGTACACTCCCTCGTGGTCAGGCCTAGCGAAGGCGACAGATCGTGAGCTTATGGCTCGCGCTAAGTCAACTGTTGCTGGGATGAACTCGAGAAGTGCAACTATGGCCTTATGGGAACTTGTCCCTTGGTCATGGTTAGCCGATTGGTTTTCCAACGTCGGCGATATTATCGCCGCATGTGGGAATTCCACAGATCTTCAGTTCCGGGGGTTATGTATTATGCAGCATATGACCGCTACGCGGCAATTGATGCATAATGACCTCCATTGGTACGACTATGAGCTCGAATTAGAGCCCCTAGTAGTTCACAGAGAGAAGAAGTATCGCTTTGCGAACGTCTTCCCCATCGCTTTCCCCTCGCTGAGGTTGCCTGTTCTTACGAACAGTCAACTGTCGATAGTCGGGTCTCTCGGGGTGCTGCGAATACCGCAGTGGTTCAAAGGTGTTCTACAGTCTCGTTGACTGTAGTGATCCTTTGACTGTCCTCGAGATCCAACCAGGAGTCTCCTATGTTCGGAAACACGCTAACGTTGACAATTGCCGGGGTGGCAACTGTCATGACCAAGATCAAGGAACAGGACTACTCTTCGGAGTATATGTTCCGTGACTCGACCCACCAGCTTGTCGCCAAGATTCGGCATAGCCGAACCAAGGCGACCTCGGACCGCCCGAGCTATGATCGCCACAACTTTGAAGTTGTGGAAACGATCTTCGCTACGGATACGGTTCCAGAGTACCAGCTCAAATTCTACACGGTTCAGGAGCAACTTGCTTCTGACACCGATGTTGATCTTGCGGACGCAGTATGTGACTGGCTCATTGCGAGCACAGACGCATCACTTGTGTCGCTACTGGGGTGGGAGTCCTAAGTCCGTACCTCTTCACTCGTCGTGAATGTACGGTCCTCTTGGACTTCTTGGGGTTAGGTAGTTCCCGAACAGCATGGGACATTTCGCAGGAGATATCCTACGTATGTCTAAATGCCATGTTCAGGAGCTGAGCAAGGTTTGGAAGTGCATCCTTATGGATGCACGCCATGCCTTCCCTAGACTCGCAGCGGAGTTTGAGAGAGATCTCATCCGTTGTGAACGTCTCGTGAAAGCCAGAGGAGCCTATCAAGTTTTCTTGATAGACCTTCCGGCAGTTGGAAAACATCTGGATAGATGTTTATCCAACGGTGAGTACAATCCGTGTGCTCTCCCTGCTACAAGCAGGGCGCCTCACGGGGTACTGACCCCCAAGTTTCTTGGGGGACTTTACCTACTCATTTTTGACCGAGACGGTCGTTTGAAGGACGAGCCGGACATTTCGGCGATATGCTTCTTGCGGCAGCTTCTGCTGTTTGCTAAGAAGTATAAAATCGAATGCCCAGTGAGTAGCATCGAGACAGCTGTTGTCGAGATGTTTACCCATGATGCCACACTTCCCGAACCTCGTCGGTTCTGGAGTGACCCAGACATTCCTGTGGAGAGCAGTGGGTATACTGGTTTCGCAACCAGTATGCCGCTCGCTAACCATGCAGATGAATGGGAGCATCGACTCTTCCTAACCTACCTAGACAAGGTGTCTAGGTTGGTTTCTTCCACACTTGGGTCTTATGACCCGAAGCAATGGAGGTTCAAACATGGACCAGGCGCAGTTGCCGAAAGGACCGGGCCGACTAACAAATATTGTTGGTCGAATTGGTCAGATCGGCTGGAGAGGCTTTACCCAATCGCTGACTATGGTTATCATAGCTATAGCAGTTGGGCTAGTGACGCAGCGGGTGGCTGCCCATTACTGGGCGCAACCAATAACAATTCAGGATTCGGCCCTCTCGAACCGAAATCCCGACTTGTCGCTGTACCCAAAACCTTCGCAGGACCTCGGCTTATTGCCGCAGAGCCCAGCGAACACATGTGGTGCCAACAATCAGTGTTGGACTTCATGTCAACCCGTGTTGCCGAGTCCTGGATATCTGGATTCATCGCATTCCGCGATCAGTCCAAGAACCAGGAACTTTGCACCATTGGGTCGGTTACGGGGTCGTTAGCAACCATCGACTTGTCGATGGCTAGCGACTGTGTCACACCGGATCTTGTTGGCAACATGTTTAGGAGTAATCCTAGCTTGTTGGCAGCATTCCGGGCCACTCGTACCCTTAGTGTTTCACAACAGCTAACCCAAAAGGTTAGTGAAACACTCGAGCTGAAGAAATTCAGCACGATGGGGAACGCCTATACCTTTCCTGTCGAGTCCCTAGCATTCTTGTGTATTAGTCTAGCTGCAATCCTGGCGGAAAGACAGCTTGACGTAACACTTCAGAATGTGATGGACCTCATGGGTCAGGTGTCCGTCTTTGGGGATGATATCATCATCCCCACTGACTCTAGGGAAGCCGTGTGTCGTGCGCTTGAAATGTTACATTTCAAGGTTAACACCCACAAATCTTTCTGGAACGGAAGTTTCAGGGAGAGCTGTGGGGTCGATAGTTTTCGGGGTCACAACGTGACTCCCGTCTACTACCGGATGCATTACACCGGCGACGCCAAGAGCCTTTCGAGCGTACTTGCTACACGCAACGCGTACTATGGTAGGTACATGTTGAATGTGGCAGGCTACCTTGAGTCGACACTACCGCGCAATCTCTTGCGGGTAGCTCCGGGCTCTGGTGCCATTGGTCTTGTGACGCGTGGG